ACCATCCCATAATTGTTTATTTTAGGCATTGACCTTGTGTCAACAACTTTAATCAGTTTATTGTTTTTGAAGTTTGAATAGTTAACATGGTGATGCCAACGATTAAATTTAAAAACAACCTTAGCCACATCTGGGTGCAAGTCAGCCAGCATCTGGCTTTTTGGCAGAGTGCCTTCGCTGTCATAAAAATCAGCACTGTTGCCACCTCGCATTCTTTGTGTTGTTGTTTTTCCACAAAGAAAAGCATTAAATTGAATGGTGCAAAGCCCATCTTTTAAAACCCTAAGACTTAAGTCTGTGTCTTCGTTGTATCGGCCACGCCAGCGATAGCCAGCACCGTTTTCAATCAGCAGACATGAGTAGATGCGAGTGTTCAATATATATGGAGGCACAGCATCATTTTTTTTGCAAAACGAGTAGTAGTTTAGACCAGAAACAGGCACATTGGAGTAGCGACAAACAAAATCTTCAGCAGCTTTCAGCGTTGCGCCAGTCCTTACTTCAAATTTTTGGTTGCGGTTCAAATAATGAAAAGCGTCGATGTTGTCGTCCATTACCCAATGATGAGAAAAACCGAGCCAAATTGAGTGGTCAATGCAGAAGTTGCGAGCAGGGCCTGGGCCTGTACTTTTTCTAAACCCAAACTTATCACACAAATCATATTCCGCTTTGTAAATCGGTGGCAATACTAATATCTCGCCATAGCACCGTCCAGTCTTGTACAACTCCACCTCATCCTCCTCAACCACCATAAAGTGAGGAACACCCATCTCATGAAGCGCCCTCGTCGTCAACCCATTGTCATAACGACCTTTACTCACGATGTATACAGGAAATTTAGGGAGCATCTTTGTAAACCTTTTTATCTAAGCCCCAATGAGATTTGAATGGATGCCAAATACTCTTAGTTTTGATAGTCATTTTCTGGTTGATCAAGTTTTGAAACTCGATGAAATCATCTTCTGTTTCAAAACGTACAATCACTTGTTTGTATGGAGATTTTTTTTCCTGAACGAACTCAGGCATTCCAACCCATTCTGAATATTTATCAAATAAATCATTCATCCGACTTTTCTCCTCATGCGAATGCAACTTGTTACTTCGCCTTTTTGTTTATTTGTTTAATGAAGCGATCTGCCATCTTGTTGGCTTCCCGTATCTTCTTTCTTATTTCCCACTCTACCTGCTTATCTTCCACAATCAAGTAAGCGCCATACAGTAAGAAACCACCAACTACTACCGTCAAAATAAAGCTAAGCATCAGCTATTCTCCTCTATAACTATCTCTGTTAACTTGTTTAAGTACCAACCAGCTTTCTTTAAGTCTTCTACCTGCTTGCCTTTGTAGTCATAGCGCCACAGGTACTTCATGCAGTTGCCTTTGAGATAGCCTTTGAATGCAATACTGGACATGGACTCCTCTATTGCATCAATACACTCTATGTTACCTGTGTTGTAATGACGCGGTGCTGTCACCATGTCTTCCGCTTCTTTCTCTGCTTCTGCTGCGTAGCTGTTTAGTGCGTTTGTTAATTCAATAGGCGAATGCTTCTTACGTAGTGCGTCCCACATTTCTGCTGTTGTGTTGTTAATGCCCATAGTTACTTTCCTCTTTATTTCATTTTAGCTTTTGTCGTCCTAGCGAACGATCTGTTTTTTGATTTAGGTTTTACTGCCAAATTGCTCCGATCATTGGAGCCGCCTTTGGCTATAGGCGTTTTGTGGTCAACATCCTTGCCGTCACCTTTGGACACTTTACCTTCCTTAGCCATAGTCGCTCGCGCAGCGTTTCTTGCTGCGCGGTTCTTCTTTTGCGTATCAGTGCCTTGGTAATTGTCATATTCTTTTCTGTAATCTCTAGCCATGGGAAGCCTCCTGTAGGCCGTTTAGCAAGGCCAAAGAAACAGTACTCTGGCGTTTAAGGTCTGTACCTACCAACGTCTGCGTAAATCGTGGGTGGTTAAGGTTAACAAGTATACACCACGTCTGACTGGGGTTTCTACCGCGACACTGTGCGAACATAGTCACCCTAGTATTGGCGGCCACTAGCGCCCCCATGTTGGTAAGTTCTCTAATTATCCTATCCTCGGCGTCGTTATTGTCGCGCACAAACTTCTTAAACGCTGCCCGATTAATCGCGAGGGTAGATCCGGGCATGATCGGGTTGTTGGAGTCATACACAAAGTGCGCTCGCATAACAGCTTTAATCGGTGCGGGTTCCCTGACAAGGGGTTTGCCGTCTTTGCCGTACAGCTGCGTGTCTTCTATTATCTGGTCGTTGTACTGCTGCATAAACTGCCCGATAACATCAATGGCATCTACCTTAGCTTCAACGGTATCCTTGCGCAACTTAGCAACCGTGTCCAACATAAACTGTACAGCGCCTTTCACGTCGAACGGGAATAGCCCAAGCTTGTGGCCTATCTTGCCCA